GAACCCGCGAAGCATAATGCATCAGATCTTGAGTCTGACCCCTTTGACCGCTCGGGAACATTACTTGGTAATAACGACGGGGCTCGAACCCGTGACCTCTGGCTCATAAGACCAGTGCTCTAACCAACTGAGCTACGCTATCGAAAAATAATATATATTCTAAATGATTGTGATGGGGATCGAACCCACAACCTTTCGCTTAGAAGGCGAATGCTCTATCCAATTGAGCTACACAACCTGGTGGTAATGACGGGATTCGAACCCGCGAAGCATAATGCATCAGATCTTGAGTCTGACCCCTTTGACCGCTCGGGAACATTACCTGGTAATAACGACGGGACTTGAACCCGTGACCTCTGGCTCATAAGACCAGTGCTCTAACCAACTGAGCTACGCTATCGAAAATAATATATAAACTACATCTCTATTTAATATATGATAATTGTATTAATCATGAATTTCAAATTTATTAGTAAATGTTTAAATTTTAACGATAATCTTAAATAAATATTTATTTAAAACAAAAAAAAGTATTAAGAATACTCTCCCAACAGGGATCGAACCTGTGACCTTTCGGTTAACAGCCGAATGCTCTAACCAGCTGAGCTATGGGAGATGGTTAATTAAAAATAATAATAAGAATACTCTCCCAACAGGGATCGAACCTGTGACCTTTCGGTTAACAGCCGAATGCTCTAACCAGCTGAGCTATGGGAGATAAAAATAAAATATATAAAACACAGCGACCGGGGTTGAACCGATGACCTTGGATTTCTTAACATCCATGCTCTTCCACTGAGCTACGCTGTTTATATGGGGTGGGATTCGAACCCTACGAAGCATTTCTGCATCAGTTTCTATTAAATAATCTGACCTCTTAGACCACTCGAGCACCCATACTGGTATTCGCGACGAGACTCGAACTCGCAACCTTCTGATTAGAAGTCAGATGCTCTATCCAATTGAGCTACGCGAATGAAAAATAATAAAATAATTTTCCCACACCGGGATTCGAACCCGGGTCGTCTGGGTGAAAGCCAGATATCATAACCATCTAGACTATGTGGGATTTGGTGATAACGGTGGGATTCGAACCCACGAAGCATATCGCACGAGAACTTAAGTCTCGCCCCTTTGACCGCTCGGGAACGTTACCAAAATTGAAAAAAAATAATTGTGCCCACCGTGGGGCTCGAACCCACGACCACAAGATTAAAAGTCTTGCGCTCTACCAACTGAGCTAGACGGGCTTTAATAATACTTAGATATTAAAAAATATATACAAACGAATAATAACGACGGGGCTCGAACCCGTGACCTCTGGCTCATAAGACCAGTGCTCTAACCAACTGAGCTACGCTATCTTATGAAATTAAATCTATTAACTACTCTACATATATATATAATAATTTGTTTTTAAGTATTTTAAATTTATTATATTACAACACACTCGCCCCCCACATATATATATATATTATTGTTTTTAAGTATTTTTAAATTATCGTTAATTAATTTGAAAAATTCAAACCATTAATTACTAACTTAATTATTAATTATAATAACAAATATAATGTCAACTATTCAATTGTTCTGTAAAAAAATCATTGATAACATGGAGGGTGATTCAAGTGAAGAAAAATTCAAATATATTATGAATCTAATTGAAAAAGAGTATAATTCAATTGAAAAACCCGAGAGAGCTATCGTAAAACCAAGTGAATCGAATTGTGTTATTATTTCAGAAAAAGAAGCATATACTATACCAGAAATTATAACAACCAATTGTTATTGTCGTCTAAATTCAAAGGGGTTTCCGAGTCAGTGTAAATCTAAAAAAGTAGATGGTGAAAAAATGTGTAAACGCCATCTTAAAATGTATAAAGATACTGGTATAATTCACGGAGAAGGAATGATAGATGAAGATATACCTATGCAACATCTACCGGGAAGTAAAAAAGAAGGCAAAAATCATTGTTGGAAATGTACATCTGATGGAACCATAATTCAAAAGAAGAAAAAAGATAAAACACAAGATGAAAAACCAAAAAGAAAACAAAAGAAATGTAGTAATTGTGGAGAATGTGGTCATATGAAAAAGACTTGTAAAGTTAATATGAATATTACCAAAATTCCAATGAAAAAAGTCATCGAAACAAAAGTTGTAGAAACAAGTGATGATGAAACAAAAGTTGTAGAAACAAAAGTTATAGAAACAAAAGTTATAGAATCGAGTGTTGTTGAACTGAGTGTTGTTGAATCAACAGAGGATGATATCGAACTTGAAAAAGCATTGAAAGCAATAACTCCTACTTCGGCTGTAGTTGATAAATCAGATGAAGTTGACTATCCAAAAGTAAAATTTAATACAAATATAAATATGTATAAATCAGCAAATGATGATGACGATGTTGATGATCTAAATACAGATGAAGAGAATTATGGGTTTACAATTAATGGAGTAAAATATGAATTTGAAATAAATGAAGATGGTGAAAAACAAGTTATTAATGATGAATACGAACCAGTTGGTATATGGAATGGAGAAAAATCATGTATTGAGTGGGACTGTGAAGAATATGAAAATGCTCATAAAAACCATGAAGATTATATTTCAGATTAATTTTTATCCATATCTTTATTAATATCAGGAATATCGGGAATATCAAGAATATCAGGAATATATGGAATTTCTGATAATATCTCTATTTTTTTTAAAAATTTTTCAGATAAATTTTCAAAATCTGTAAAATGTTTATTTATTTTATAATTATAAAATTCATCTTTATTATATGTATTTTTATAATGAGAAATTTGAATACAAACTTTATTAATATCTGTTAATGAAACTGATTTATCATTAAAATCTATCATTTTAGTACCCTCTCCTAAACTGGTTTTTGAAAAACCACCCATATTTCTAAAATATTTTTTAGTATAACACATTGTTCCTTCATTTATTTGTCTTTTATGATCACAAGAAATATATGCTATATTATATTTATGATTAGGAAAAACAATAAACATATTATTAGTTCCAACTAATCCACTTTTAGTACTTGATAATGTTTCAACGGAATGTTTAATATATTCAGGAAAATATATATCATCATCATCCATATTAATACATATTTTATGTTTAGACATTTTAACAAGTTTATTTCTTTTTTCACCTATGTTCATTCTTATATTATTTGTAGTAATAACATAATTTAAAGATACTGGTGAAATTATTTTTTTTATTTCTTCAATTTTATTTTTGGGTATAAATGGTATATTACCATCATCTAATATACATAATTCTAATTTATTTTTATCATAATCAAAATTAATTATATTTTCTATAAAAACATCTAAAAATTTATTTCTATTATATGTTGGAACTAAAATTGAAACACATGGTAAAGACATTTATAATTATAAATAATAATAAAATAAATAATATTTAACGAAATAACAATAAATGCGAATTAATAATATATAATATAATATAATATAATAAAATGATACTAAGTAATTTTTATGGATGCAATGGTAATTATCAGTTTAATCAGTATACTGAACAAGGTAATTTTAGAGGAAATAATTGTTATTTTTATAAAAGATGTCCCAATGGTTTAGTATGTAATATCGGTAAAAGTTTTTGGAAACGAAGATATTATTAAAGACATCTTTAATTATTTGAAATTAATGTTTTTAATTGTAATTTTAATTTAGCTAATTCTTCTTTACATTCTTCTAATTCTACCTTTAATTCTCTATTTTTTTTCATAACAGATTTTATATCATTACTTTCTTTATTTGATTCTCCTCCACCAATCATATTAGTATCTACCATTGATGCAATAGTTGAACAATTATATAAATTATCTGAATGCCATCTATCATTAGAACTCATTATATATATATATAATATAAAATAAAATAATATAAAGTTATACCTATAATATAATATGTAATTCAAATCATGGATATTAATATTAATATTAAAAATGAAGAAGATATATCAATTATTAAAATGTTAAATGAAAATAAAATAAATGAAATATTATCAACAGCAATAACAATAGGCCTTAAATCAATACAAATGAGCAATACAGTTATGGATGGTAATAGTTATTTTAATCCAATTAAAAAAATAATAGATGAAAGTGTTATTGAAAATAAATGTCAATTAACAACAATAAATGATATGTTAACAGATTTACTAAATATAAAAAATAATTCATCGCGAAAGGGTAAATTAGGTGAATCTTTGGCTATTAATTCTTTAACAAAAAAATATCCAGATTGGGAAGTAATAGACACTGCAAATACAGCACATGAAGGAGATATATTCATAAATTCTAAAAAGTATGGTAAAATATTATATGAAATAAAAACATATAATACAAATGTAAATAGTAAAGAAATTCAAAAATTTAAAAATGATGTTATAACTACAAATAGTAATCATGGATTATTTATATCACAAACATCTGGAATTGTTGGTAAAAAGATGATGGATATGGAAATATATAATGGTAAAATATTAATATACGTATCATGTAGTGGATTAAATGGACATGGTATTGAATTTGGAACAGAATTTTTATTATCTTTAATTGATTCTGGTTACCTTGAAAAAAGGAAAGTAATTAATAATAATAATACAAATTATATTATTGATAAAATAAATGATAAATTAATTGATTTAAATAATTGTATAAATAATTTTTCAAGAATAAAATCGGAAATTAATAGAACTCAAGAAAATATAAATTCAAGTATGTCTTTACTATATAAACATGCTATGGAATATGAAATTAAAGGTCAAGATATATATAAAAAATTATTAAATGATATAAATTTATTATCAAAAGATAATAATAATAAAAGTATTATTTATGAAGAAAAAATTGTTAATGATTATATTGAAAATTTAAATGAAAGTCAGTCTATAATAATAAAAGAAATTAAAAAAAAAATAATAGACAATGAAATTTTGTGGGGTATAGATAGAAATATTATTTATATATTAAAAAAAAATACAATAATTGGAAAATTAGTTGCAATGACATCGACAAATAAAATAAAAGTATTATTTCCAATTGATAAAAAATCAATTACATTAAATATAGATTATGAAATAATTGATGGAAATTATATTATAATTGAAATTATAAATAAAATAGATAATGATATAATTAATATAATTAAAAATAGATTAAATATAAATTAAATATAATATAATATATATATATATGGATATCAATATTGATAATGACAAAATTGTAGAATCTATTAAAAATATAGATAACCCAACTAAAACTAAAACTAAAACAAATAAAGATAAGCCGTCCGTTAGTTTTGATATATCAGATGAATCAATTGATATTAAACCAGAAAAAACAGTTAAACCAGAAAAAACAGTTAAACCTGAAACAGTTAAACCAGAAAAAACAGTTAAACCTGAAAAAACAGTTAATCCTGAAAAAACAGTTAATCCTGAAACAGTTAAACCCGAAAAAACAGTTAATCCTGAAACAGTTAATCCTGAACAAACAGTTAATCCTGAAACAGTTAATCCCGAAACAGTTAATTCTGAAACAGTTAATCCTGAACAGCGAAAACAATTAGAACAGCGAAAACAAATGGAAGAACAGCGAAAACAATCAGAACAGCGAAAACAAATGGAAGAACAGAGAAAACAA